TGTTGCATTATCAGCATACGCAATATGGAAATAAGTAGAAATTCCGTTAGCCCCAGGGGTTCCGGGAAGACCATTTGCTCCATTTAATCCATTAGTACCTGGTATACCCTGGGGCCCTGCAGGACCTTGTGAACCTTCAGAAAAACTAACAGCTCCATTAAATGCAACTTGACCATCTATGATAGAAAATGGAGTTAATATTTGTCCTTGTGGACCTCCGGTAGATACTTTAAAAGAGTCTGCCGTAAATGCAATTGAACTACCAGTTTCATCAGCCCCTAATTTTATACCGGCAACATTACCATTCGCATCTACCTCTATGGTATATTGTGCATTGACTTTATTAGTAAGCGCATCGATATTAGCGGTCATTGTTTCAGTTACAGCTGAAGTTTGGTCTCCTAATTCTGCGATTAATTCAGTTGTTGAAGTTACAGTTGCTTCATTGGCAGTTGCAATTGCAGAATCAATTGCAGTCTTAAGGGCAGACGCTTGCTTAAACCCTGTGATCGATCCATCTTCTATTGTGTATTGCGCTTCTAATGTTGTTACAGATTCTGCAAGTGCTGAATTAGCGTCGTTTAATGTCGTTAGAGTTTGATTTATGTTTGATATTGCCTCGGTTCTTAATATTTTTTCAGCATCAACTGCATCCGCGATTGCGGTTATAAATGAAGAATTTAAATTTGTTATAGATTCTGCAATCGCCTCACTATCATTTGAAAGCGATGTTAATGTTTGATTTATGTTTGATATTGCTTCAGTCCTTGCTGCCGACTCAGCGCCTAACGCGTCTGTAATTTCACTTGTGAAAGAAGTACCTAGATCGGTAATAGATTCTGCGATTGCCTGATTAGCATTTGACAATGAAGTTAATGTTTGATTAATATCGGATACTGCCTCAATTCTTGCCAATCTTTCATCACCGACTGCTGTTGCGATTTCAGCCTCAAAGGTTGTATTTAAATTTGTTAAAGTTTGGGCCATTGCAGATGTCGAATCTGCAAGTGAAGATATTTGAGTGGTAACATTTGATATTGCCTGGGTTCTTGCGCTTGTTTCAATACCCAATAATCGTGCCCTTTCGGCGACCTCCTCCAATAATCGATTATCGGTAACAAGACGTCTACCGTTAACCATCATGTTATTACCTGACATGCTTATTGAATTATTACCAAGGTAAATTGTATTGTTACTTAAGTATAAATCTCTAAATCTATTAGTTTCGGAACCCAGATCATATACTTCATTTTGATTTGGAATTATATTTGTTGTAACTTCTCCGTTAAAAGATCCTCCAGATCCTCCTTCAAATCCATCAAATAATTGAGAAAATTCGTTAAGTTGCTGATTAATCGAAGCAAAGTTTTCATTTAAAGTTATTCTTGATAATGATACAGTATCTGTACCTAAGATCGTTTTGATATTAGCCATTTGTTGTTTCTTTATTTAATGTTAAATATATGTATATATTTAGTTTTAAATCTTTTTAAATAAAGAATAAGTGTCGATAATAAAAAATTAGGGTGTTACCGGGGATCGAACCCTGTTCTCCTGATTCACAGTCAAGCGCTTTACCAATAAGCTAGAAACACCATATATTTTCAAAGATCCATGGATTTTTGGAACACAGTACACCAAGTACAGTATGTTTGTGACCAGCATCAATATCATTAAATCTGTTCGGCCGATTAGATTCTACTTTCTTAATGCTTTACATAGTAGCTTCAAAGTAATGAACTGTCCACCCTAACTAACCTTTTACACCAATCTTTTACTTGTACCGAGAGTTGGATTCGAACCAACCTAAGGGCGGATATGAGCCATCCTTGATCCCAAGCTCCCTCGGCATAAAATGCAATACGGGGATTCGATGGTAAGTCTATCCTACGTTACATATCCCCTACACCTATCTTACCATAGCAAGGCTGTCTTTTGCAACTCTACATTATTACATTTAGCGGAAAGTAGAGGTATCGATCCCCATACAAATTGTACGATTCGCTTAGCAAGCGGTCCTGAATCCTATTCAGTTTACTTTCCATTTGTAGTCAATACTGGACTCGAACCAGTGACCCTTCACGTATCAGGCGAATGCTCTAACCAACTGAGCTAAATGACTATATAAGAGAGACTTTGGGTCTTTCAGGGTTACTGGTTAAATGCAATAAGTGAGCCCTTCCTACTACTAACCCTTTTTCAGAAATTAATACACTCTACCTTTTAACTACAGCTTAACTATCTCTCTCATGCGTTCTATTAAAAATGGAAGTTGTTGCGCCTATACCGTATATTTGGAAGATGGTAGGATTCGAACCTACGTGACCACCTTTGTCTCATCTTCCACTCGTGCCCAGGGAGGGAGTCGAACCCTCAAGCTTTCGCCACGGCTTCTAAGACCGCTGTGTCTACCATTTCCACCACCCAGGCATAAAGCCAATCCCGTAGATTGGCAGCTCAACTTAAGGTATTGAGTTTGCAAGAATAAATCTTTGACCAGGTCATGTGTCCTTTGGGCACCGACAGTGCACCTTGAAGGATTCGAACCTCCGACCCTCTCGGTGTAAACGAGATGCTCTGAACCAACTGAGCTAAAGGTGCATAGAGCTTCATAATATTCACAACTAATAATCATATTGGATTATTCATTTACGTCCACAACAGCTTTTAACTGAGAGATTGTGGAATTGTGTATGAAGCATTTGTGACCCCGGTGGGCTACGATCCCACTACCCCCGAATTAAAAGTTCGGTGCTCTACCGATTGAGCTACAGAGTCAATTAAGAGTGTAAAAGAAACATCTTACCTAAGACCGCGAATCCATGTAAGACTTAACTATACCAAACACTTTAGTTGCAACTTAAGTATTTGTCACGTTACTACACATTTGGTTTCTTTTACTGCTTCTAATAATTCATAAGGACAATACAGGATTCGAACCTGTAATCTCCGGATCCCGCTCCGGTATGTTCTCCGTTACACTAATCGCCCAAACTACTTATTTTCAGCTTTTCTCTTTGTGATTGTAAGGGGATTCGAACCATGATGATTACTAACTCGCGACACTTTCATCATCTTTCATTAACCTAGTCGTTAGACGTCTGATTTACCGGCAGACCTAGTTTTACCTTTACTAGTATACAATCATTTATTACATTTTACGACCTAATCTCCATCCTTCTGGTATTGTATTACCTTTATTGATTTTCTTGGATTCGGTTTCGTTTGTTATCCAACACTTTCCATATTGAGAATTGTTAGAACCTTTTTGTTTGATGGAATTAGCTTCTCCTATTTTTCTTTTTGATTCTTCGGAATGTTTTTTACCTTCCCATCCACTGTTATTAATTTGTTTTGTAATTTTAATTTTATCAGTGATTTTTTTTTTGTATTCAGGAGACGCTTTCATTTTCTCATTATGTCTTTTTGTAAATAATATCAGTACTGTGCGACCTCCTGCTGAATGAAAATTATAGGCGTGGTCTTCCGATATGAAACCACCCCCTCCCCCTAATTGAAGATTCATACACATTTTATCTCCTATGAGTTCTTCATTAACTATTTCTTTTTCTCTGGCCTTTAAAGAACTCCTATCCGGTAAGAATTCTAATATTTCACAAACATGATTATCTTTACCATGTTTATTAATTGAATACCAAAGTCTTTTGCCTGAACCAATATAACCATCTTCAAGGTTATTAGTTGAATGCATTCCAATATAAAATTTATTTGTAATAATACATGTAGTTTTATAAATATAGTGGTATTTTCTTCTTGATGCTCTTTCCATAGATATTTAGATATTTTTCTATAATTTATATATCTATGGAAATGGCAAAAAGTTTCACAGTAGCGGGGGCAGGATTCGAACCTGCGACCTTCGGGTTATGAGCCCGCTGAGCTACCTCTGCTCTACCCCGCAATATATTGTAGTCAATATAGGACTCGAACCCATATTCCCGAGTTCGTAGCCCGGTGTTCTATCCATTGAACTAATCGACTAATTGTGGTCCATCTAGGATTTGAACCTAGGACCCTCTCGTTATGAGCGAGGCGCTCTACCAGACTGAGCTAAAAGACCATTAAATAACAAATTGTTCCAGACCATACTATTAGGAACTATTAGGGCTTCTCGGACGAGGTGCACAACCCATCTGGTTATGATATGTTCTCTGCTACTTGGCTTCCACCTCAGATTGGAATTATTATACGGGCCTCGAACCCACCTAATTAATGTATGCCTACATTAACTTTCACAGCATATCAATTTGTTATTAGCACAAGTAGAAGGGGTCGAACCTTCATCGTCGGTTTTGGAGACCGGTATGCTACCATTGCACCATACTTGTAATTGTGGGAAGTTATGGAATCGAACCATACCCTCTTACAGAACGATTTTACAGACCGCTTACATCACCAGATGCTGAAACTTCCCAATATTGCTGGCCCGGCAGGATTCGAACCTGCATAAGATGATTAACAGTCATCCGTAATAACCCTTATACGACAGGCCAATTTGCCTCATGTGAGGCCACGTATCAGTTCCATTAATACTACTCGATATGGAAACTAGATTGAATATTTGCTGATTAATAAGGATTCGAACCTTAATCCTGAGTCCCATTTCAGGTACTCCGACCTTACTACGTTCCTCTGTGCGCCTTTACACCATAATCAATCGTCAGTTTCGAACCTGACAGTCTTAAGGTAATTACTCTTAAGATTTGTTGCGATTAAAGGACTCGAACCTCTGTTGGGTATATCTACCGATACGGCTCATGAGACCGTCAATGCACCTGCATCGCAATTTGCAATCAAGATGGGATTCGAACCCATGTCCTTTCGGCGAATGCCGACTGCTGTACCGCTCAGCTTCTCGATTTAAGGTACTCTATAAGCCACTACCTTGGAGCTGCGAATCGTATTAATATCATCCATTCTAGACTGAAGATAAAAACATCTTATAGAGTGAGAGTTTTAAAACTGTTATACTCACAAACAATAGTAGTCAGGACAGGATTCGAACCTGTAGTTTTAAACTCCAACGGTTAGCCCTGATTAGGGTTCGGTTTAGGAGAAATCCCTCATTTAACATACCATCGCGTACCCAATTCCGCCACCTGACTAAATGAGCCCGTCTTTCCGAGCGGTCAACATTGTGCAATTGAAGGGGCACGTTGCTCGTAACCTTTGTAATTATGATTGGATTCGAACCAATTTCAGCTTTACAATAAAGAGTATATTTCAACTCAACCTTTGTGAGGTGCCGCCAACCAATGGCCTCATAATCATTTGGAGCAGAGATAGGATTCGAACCTATAACCTAATCCGGCCTATTACCGGTTGCACGTCCAATTGTGCTTCAACGCTCATATTTGCGAAGTGAATGGATTCGAACCATTTGTCTGTACTTGTACGACTTTAACCAGACCACTCCTAGAGCTGCAGCTCTGTTATAACTTATGCATCAACCTCTAAATGCTTTCCCTTTGGCTATTACGGATGTGGACTCGAACCACATTATTTCAGTTACCTATGCGTTTTACTTTAAGCTGCCTTATTGCTAAGGTTTCGAAGCGCATCTTTGATTAGGGAGCGACCCTATCTCCAACGTCTTAAAGTAATTCTAATTCTATGCAATCACTCTATAGTTCTATGAATTAGTAACAGTCTCACTCGATGTTATGGCAGGATTCGAACCTGCTACGGCAACTACTTTTACGCACCCGCTCTACCAATGAGCTACATAACAAACTTAGTCTTTTCCTTACCTCTTAATAATTATAATTGCCAGTCAGATGTTACCCTCTGATGCTTACCAGAACTTGCTGGAATAATTATTAAATTGTACTGCCACGGAGAATCGAACTCCGATTTTTAGGATGAAAACCTAATGTCCTAACCGTTAGACGATGGCAGCATTTTTTTATTATCGATATGTCAAATAACGTTTGCTTTAATTATGGTGTAAATATAACTATAATATTAGAACCGTGAAAATTTAAAGTGTTAAAACTTTGTTAAAATTGTGAGCAGCTGGAGAGAATCGAACTCTCATCTTTAGATTGGAAGTCTAAAGTAATGGCCATTATACGACAGCTGCGTTTGGGTAGGACAGAGGCCTTCTGCCTACCGAGACCTCGTCGTTGAATTGCTTCAGAGCGTACCGAGACACTTTTTAAAAAAATAACAGGATGGATTAATACGTGCTCTACCAACTGAGCTACTCTGAACGTGCCACTTAAGGCGGTGTTCAAAGGCCGGATTCGAACCGACGACCACGAGGTTAACAGCCTAAGTTTTATTATTTGCGGTAACCATCCTTTATATTTTTGAGCCTCTTGAGGGATTCGAACCCACGACCTGCTGATTACAAATCAGCTGCTCTGGCCAACTGAGCTAAAGAGGCAAATTGCCGACTTTCTAGGTAGCGGCACCTTTACACGGCCGTCGACTCTACTTGTGGTGGTCTGGTAGGCAGGATTCGAACCTGCGTGCTCTAGCGTCCAAGGCCAGCGAGATAAACCGGGCTCCTCTACTACCAGTGGTGAAGGGATTATTTTTTTATAGTAGAATTCGCCCATCTCAAAACTACTTTGTTACCCGACCAGGACTCGAACCTGGACGAACAGAATCAAAATCTGTGATGCTAGCCATTACATCATCGGGCAAATTATTGTGGACCCTGTAGGAATCGAACCTACTCCTCTAGTTCTTCAGACTAGCGTACGCACCAGCTATACCAAAGGTCCATTTTTATTATCAACATGTCAAATAACGTTTGTTCTAAATTGTTATGCAAATATAACTATAACATTTGAACCACAAAAACTTTAAGTGTTAAAATTATGTTAAAGTTTTCTTTTGAATTCAGTATTGGAATCGAACCAATCTTTCGGAGTTTGCAATCCCGCGCCTAACCACTCGGCCAACTGAACATTTAAAATCAAAAAAGGACCAATCATTTCTGAAAGGTCCTTTTGAATATTATATATGTTAATAGCGCTTAGCTCATACTAACATTTCTTTTTTCAAAAAGACCAAACCCCTGTTCCCAGTTATAAAAGGGACATATCGTGCCAACCATCCCTAGGGTCGGTTGATTAAAATTAATATGTTTTTGCGTTGTTTGCATTTTTATTATTTTGTTCTCTATAAACAAGAGTATTAATGTTCTTGTGTATATTATATATGTATATATCTTTATGTTTCAGCAAATTTGTACTTTTTTTAAATTATTTTCAAAAAAGTTCGTTGCCATGCGTTTTTAATAACTTTATGATAATATCACCATGACATGGACCGGGCTTGCACCAACATCCGAGCGTCTTACCCTTTAGCTCATGTAAACTTTCCATCAGTTTAGTATTTGCCAACAAATATTTTTCATATGCATCAATTGCCTCCTTAACAGTGTTTACTCTAAACTGTGCAAGCGTGCCAATCTTATGTGAATATGGATTTCCCCATTGGGATGGTCTGCCAATATACACATCATAAGGTTCTTTATTTACATGTACAACATTCATATACATTTTTTATTTAGTGACTCGGGAAGGATTCAAACCTTCGACCTACACATTAGAAGTGTGTTGCTCTATTCAGCTGAGCTACCGAGCCAGATATTAATTATATATCTATTTCTATCTTTGTTTCAAAAGACTTAATGTGTTTACAGTGTCCTCTTCTAAATGAAGATGCTGGACAATTACAATTCCATTGACCTCTTCGGTATGTGACTAAATATTCAGAATTTCCATTTGATGAAGATACTTTAAACTCCAAGTCAGTTTGAGGCATTTTAGGTGTACCTGTTGGAATTATTCCTATTTCAACTGTTACATCATCCGAAAATTCTATATCCTCTCTGGTTGTTCCCTCATCAACCTGGATCCATCCAGGGCAGACGTATAATCCAGTAAGTGTTCTTACCAATGCAAAGTCTTTAAATACTCGATCTCTATGTATTTTATATTTAGTCATTTAAAAAGGTTTTAATAAAATGCTCAAAAACATGTTTAGCAGCTCTTTTATTACCTCTTAATTTTTGTTTATAAAATGTAGGTGCATTTCCAAAGGTATAATCACCACATACTCCATATATTTTATGCATCACCTTATCTCCTGAAATTGAATATTCCTGAGAATACAAATCCCATACATAATTTCCAAAAGGAATTTTTTTAATTAGATCAGATGAAGGTCTTCCGGCATCATCAAATAGGTGTTTAATTTTTTGCCAACTCTCATCTTCAATCTTAAGTACCCATGTCGCTTTACCTTGACCTGAATCTTCTTTAAGTATATACTTAAGACTATTGTTTGTGTTAATTGTTTCCATTTTTATTTAATATTAAGATTAATAATAGTACAAATATAAACAAAAAAAGCCAAACAAAAAAATGTTTGGCTATTTATTTTCAAAAATAAAATAATTATCTTACAGCTGGTGTGATTTGGTCATTTTGAATTGGTTCAGTAGGTTGAACTGGTTGAATAGTAGTATCTACTGATACTGAATCAACCAATGTTGAATCTACATAAACTGATGTCGTGTCAGTGTTTGTGTTTGTGTTTTCAGTTGTTGCATTGTTATTTTTACACGATGCCAAAGTTGCTACAGCAATTAATGCTAAGAAAAGTACTTTTTTCATTTTATTGTTTTTAGGTTTATTTGTTTAACTATAATTATATTGTGTAATTATATTTTGTTTCAATTATTTTTATTAATTTCATCCATTTTTTTCATGGCCCAATCAACACCTTCATCTCCACCCCAAATGAGCCATGCAACATAACCTCTATCGCGCCAGGGAGTTGCCTTAAATTCATCTGCTATCTTGGAATTTTTTCTATGTCGATTAAATTGTGCCATTCTACTAACAACATCTCTGGAAAGTTTTTCACCCTTTGCTAATTGATTTGCTCGTTGCCACCCGACCGGAGTACCTGCATCTACTTCATCTCTACCATATTCATCTCTCCAATCTAATGCCTTCTTTGCATTAGCCTTTGCGGCCGCCGGATAATCATTATAAGTTTCTTCTGCCTCTTGCATTAATATTGGAGAATTGTCATGTCCACATTCATGACAAATATAAATATCTTCGCCACCATCTTCAAGCCTCCATTCCCAACCACAGTTATCGCACTCAACTCTATTTGCTGAAAATTCCTCAAATGTTTTCAATTTTTTCATTCTATCTCAAATCTTTTTGGGTCAAGCTCTAGTGTTTTATTATCCATGTACTTGCTTAATTTACTTAATTCTATATCTGATTTTGATTCAATATCTCTACCATAAAAATCAGTAAATAATTGGCGGTATGCATGTACTGTTGAATCAAATGGAACTCCAGGTTGACTATTACTTTCAATCACATATAATTTACCATCCTGGTCTTCCATTACATCAAAACAAATATATGGTAAGTCTGAAAAAATCTTGCCGAATTTTTCAACAAGTTTTGTAAATTTTTCAGGCATTTTATCTACGTTCTTTTTGATATATTTAAACATCATTTGTTCATCTCCTTTGCCTTCACCTGATTTTGCCTTGTCATTCATAGGTTGCCTTTCCATCCAAAAAAATGTTTTACCCTTAAACGTAATTAATCTATGTTCCGCCGATTTATCAACGTATTCTGAATATACATCAAATTTCGAATGGTCCGCATCATTCCAATCCTTTTGGTTTTTAAAGATTTGAATTCCAAGACCTGAATGTCCCTCCGACGGTTTTGCAATTAGGGGAAATCCAATCTTCAGGGCGTCCTTTTCATTATGTGCAGTTTTCGGAATATTTTCATCTCCATCAACGAGTTTATGAAACTCTGCCTTTGAACCAGACTGCTTAATAAATTCGGGCAAATTGTAAACATTTTCCTTTTTAATCAATCCCTCGTCTAATAATTTCTGAGTAACTGCTGAATTATACGTTAAAATTGGATATTCTGGATTAATATCTAATTCCTTATAATTATCGAGTGTTACCTGTATGAAAAAATTATCTCCTGCAAAATCCTTATAGGACCACCATCTATGTCCACTTTTTGGATTAATTGCCAAATAAATCTTATGTAAATCTGTATTCTCCCTTTGTTCAGTAATAAACTGTTCAAATAGTTTAATTCTTTTCATGTATCTTATTTATATTTATACACCTTTAAATTCAGCGAAAGGCCTTATATCGCTTCTTCCTGATTCAGTGTATATTTTGTATGCCTTTCTTTTATCAGAGGATGTTAATGAATCATATAATGATATGATTTGTTTTTCATGTGCTAATCCGGAATTGTAAGACCTTGAATCATCCGCAAAGTGATATGTACTATCAAATCCTTTAAAGTTTAATGTCCATCTTTCAAGAGGTGAAATTGCAGTTTCCATAAAATATCGCTTTATTTCATTCTCTGACTTCTTTTTCTTGTTTAGGTACCACTCCCAATTTCCAAAAAATCTACCAATTTTAAATGCATGTAAAGTGTCTCCAGTTGAAGTTTTTATTTCAAATTTAATTCCTTTTTTATCATCTGAAACGTCCTCGACTGATGAAATCCATTTATTGTCAAATGTTGGCATTAAATGTTTTACTCTTAGATTAAGATCTTTTTCAAGTTCCACGGGCATTTGCTCAGCAGTTTTACCATAATCATTATATGTTTGATATGCCTCAAATGTCATTATTATTTTACTCATAATCCTATGTATTATTTAGTATATTTATCTTTATTTTATAGTACAAATATAATAAAAAATCCCGAGATAAAAAAATATCGGGATTAAATTTATTGACAACTTAAATTGTCGTATGGTTTTTTATTTTATGCTGTTTTTTATAGTCTTCTATAAATCTTTCACCAACTCCGATTTCATCGATAATGTAATCATTTGCAATCAATGGTTTTCTTGCATTTCCATTAATAATTCTATCTGGATTTTGTTCATTTTCAAATACAGTCATGTACCTTGTTTTTGAACGTTCTGATTTTCTATATACGACTACTATCATTATGCGAAAGATTCTTCGATGATTGCTTTACCTCTGCGAATTCTGTTCTTAATCGTTTGTAATGGAAGATTATGTTTTTCAGCAATATCCTCATATTTCATATCATTAATCAATCTGTCAACAACGATACCCTTATACATTTCTTTAAGAGAATCTATTGCCTTAAGTGCATTACCATATTTTTCCATTAATTCGTCTTCCTCTTCAAGAAAATCTTGTTCAGTTTTCATTTCATAATCATCAAATGCACCTTGTAGTCCATTTGAGAATTCGCCAGTTTCATTAATTTCAACTCCAAATTCTATTAAAGTATCTAATGATGTTTTTTTGTTTCTTGCGCTAATATGGCCTAAAGCGTCATTGAATGCTATTCTATATAACCATGTTGTGATTTGGTATTGTGGGTCATATTGGTCGATTTTAGTCCATAGTTTTGTTAAGGTATTAGTGGCAATATCTTCTGCCATTTCTCTGTCTTTAACAATTTTGTTAACGTATGTCGTAAGACCTGGTTTAACTTTATAAAATAATGCTGTAAAATCTGCGTCTGAACGCGATTGTAAAAAGTTTTCTGTTAGCTCTCGGTAACTTGCCATAAATTTGTTTGTTTGTGAGGATTAATTATAATACAAATATAACTAATATTTTCGGTAAATAAAAATATTTTACAAAATATTAGTGGTGTTCTGAAACTTCATTAAGTAACTCTACTATTCGAAGGACTTCAACGGGTTTGAAATCCCAAAGGTCGCACATGCAGTTAATTACTTTATTTTTATGATTAGTTTTATACGCAGTATTAGGATATCCAATGATTGAATATGTTCCTTTCTTTTTTCCTGGCCATTCATTTAAAGGCCAATATGATAACACTGAGTTTGCTTCAGTGTGTTCCTCTATTGCATTGTGTAAATAATCAATGTCTACAATTCCCATTATTTCGGCAACATCTTGAGTTGCCTTGTCATACTCTCCAGAAATTACGACAATATTACCATTCAATGATTTAACGATAACTTCAAGGGTTTCCGGATCCCATGCAAAATTTCCAAGCACATATACTATGTCATCCTTACCAACTACTGAATTCCATGCGTCAACCATTTGTAGGTCCATGTCTTCCACGTTTATAAAAGGTCTTTTATATGCCTTAATGGCACCTTTTCTACCAAATTGCTGGTTTGATGTTACAAATACTTTCATTTATACTATTGCAAATTTTACATTAAAGTTATCCCACATGTTTTGTAAGAATTTTTGTTCATTTACTGCAGTAGAACCATTTATGATTTTACCATCTAATGACGTATCGATAAACATATACATCACGAAATCATATGCTGTTGAATAAATAATAGATTGGCCAAATCCCTCTCGAAGAGCAGATCCTCTGTCACCTTTTTTAAATTCAATTGCAATGGTAACTCCTTCGCTTTCAACAGTCATATCAGGGCGGTTTGCAGTACCCATAAATTGAATGTTTTTTACAGTGGTATTTACATTACCTTCCCATTTAATCATTGTTCTCGCCTTTTCTTTTGCGAGACCTCTACTAAAGCCCTTTTTTTCAATAACATATTCAGTCAGTTGCTCTAGCAGGTGAGGATAAATGAATTGCTTTATTTTATCCTCACTCTGAGACTTATAATCAATAGTTTCGAAAATATCGCGTGTTGTGATTCCTTCCTGAATAGCTTCTAGTAGATCTATTCGTTTCTTAGATTTACTTGCCAGTTTCATAATAATTATTGTGTAATTTCTTCAGCAGTAACTGTTGGCTTTGATGCCTTTTCAATTTCAAGGTCTAATTCTGCTAATTCAACATGTCTTTGTTGAACAACTTTATTATCATCTGCTGTTTGTTTTAGGGCCTCTGTGATTTGTGCACCTACATTTGTTAATAATCTTGTAAATCTACGAGCTGCTTCAATACCAGTTCCATTGATATTCGTTAATACAGTGTAAAGGGTATTTAATTGCATACTGTTTAATAAAACCGTAGTAGTTTTTTCTTTAGAGTTTGCATTAATTTTCTTTTGGTCGTTTAATGTGTCAAATAAATTAATTAAGAATGCAGCATTTTTAATGTTCCATGTATAACTTTTATCAACCTGTGTAAGAATTGCATTTAAATTTGCAGCGTTTTCAATATCTACAGAATATTCTCTGGTTGCTAATTCAGTTTGCAACTCATTTACTTCAATTTCCAATTGAGCACGTAAGTCTTTTAATTCACTAATTGATTTTGATTTTCCCATTGTTTGTATTTATTTATTGTTAAAAATTTTCATTATTTATTATACAGTCATAGTTAATAAAGTTTCCAAATTGTTCATTATCAGCCTGGATTCTACGTTCAATTGTATCATCTTTATCATTTCTTTGATTTAATCTTGCCCTTCTGGTTTCTTCTGGAATGTCAAGATAGATTACAAATAATCTTTCACGATATTCATCAGTCAATAAATCTACTGCCTCTGCGTTTAAAATCATTACATCACATCTTTCAAATTCATCCCTTGTTAATCCATATTTCCAACCATTAAAATCCTGCCATTCTACAAATTCACCTCTTTCTATTTTAGAGTCAAATTCTTCATGTGTTAAATAATAATAATCTTCGCCATGAACTTCACCTGGGCGTGGAAGTCTTGTTGTGCATGAAACGCCATACACAAACCCTCTTTTCATAAATCTTTTTCTTAAGTAATCTTTACCTGATGTCGCCGCTCCTACTAGTGCTATTTTTCCATTCATTTTTATATGGTTTTACGTGAGTTAATCCAATCTTTTAAATTATATTGTGGTTTCCAATTTAGTTTCTCTTCAGTGTCAGATGGAAATTCTTCACTTGTGAATCTTTCTCCGCGGCGTTCAGGTACAAATTCCCATTCTCCAAACATTTCAGCCACTTCAATAATGCTAACATTTATACCAGATCTAAGATGCCATTCCTTATTTAAGTTTTGGGATGCAGCCTTAATAAGTCCAGATACGATATCGTTGATATGCGTAAAGTCTCTTGTTTGTGTGCCTGGATATACGACAGAACATTTTTTACCATCATTATATTGTCTTTCAAATATACCAATTACAGTTGCATAATCCCCTGTTGTGATTTGGTTAGGTCCATATACATTAAAAAAGTAACATATTTCATATCGTAAACCATACCAGTCTCCGTAATTTTTAATTAGTTCTACCATTTTGGATTTCATCCATGAGTATGGACTTAAGTTTTCATCTTTACCTCCATTTCCAAATTTACTTGAACTTGCGGAATAAATAAGTTTAGCATTCCATTCTTTACAAAGTTGTAAAATTATAGGAGTACCTGACAAAATAGACTTAGATACAAATTTAATATCTTCAAACGATTTTACAATTCTCGAATATTCACCAAAATGAAATACAGTATCGAATTTTCTATTACCTAGCAATGTAGATGCTTCCCATGTGTTTCCATCTAGATACTCAACACCCTGTATATGATTTGAAATTTTTCCTGTAAAATAATTATCTATTGATGTTATTTGAAGGGTTGGGTCATTTAATAAAAGAGATTTAATTAAATTTGTGCCAACGAATCCAGCGCCTCCGGTTACGAGTACATTTTTCATTTAATAGTTGTTTAGATAATATATAACCCTATTATTTTTATTTAATTATTTAATAGGTCAAATCCCTTTTCATGGATTCTTTCAATTAATAAACTTCTATCCCTTAGAGTTTCTTGATAATTATTCATTAGATTTATAGGTACGTTTGACCATGCATCCGTGAAGTCGCTTACATTAAATCCACGTTCAATTGCCTCATCTCTAAGTTCATTGTATCTTTCTAATAAATATTCTAATTTATTATAAAAAAACTTTACATGACCAGTACCGAGCGTAAATTGTTCTGGGATATTTTCCATGCGGTAATTACCCCTACTAATAACGTTTGGAATTCTTTTAATTTCTCGAAGTTCTGCAAGAAGCAACTTATCCGGAAGTTCGCATGCCCTGATACCTGTATTAATTCTTGTCATTTTACTAAAAATTACCTTCGGCTACTTGAAAGCATGAGATACCATTGTCTCTCCACATTTTAACAACCTTGTCTCTATCATCAAATACACACATAATATTATGTCCATCTTTGATTAAATCATCAAGCCATAACTTTTTAAGTTTATCATCTGGAGTAAAACTTCCATTTTTACGCATCTTTAAAAATGCGGGTTTGATTCCATATGTCGCTAGCCAATCAATAGTAACTTCTCTACTGATATCGTCTCTACCACTGAAAATACCAACGATAAATCCAGCGGCTTGCAATGCCTTGAATGTATTAATTACTGACCAATTGGGTTCATCTAATCCAATATTTACCGGATTAAAAAAAGCTTTCCAGTTCATTTTGCCATCTGGAAATGTTGCAAGTTTTCTTCTTGCATCAATTATTGCAAGTGTTCCATCTAGATCGAAAATTACAGTCTGTGTCATTTTATTCCTTTGTTGATGTTGATGATGCTTTAAATAAGATTGAGAATAAGAAATTTAGTCCCATTGCCTGCCAAAATCCAATTGGGTGAATTCCGTCAACTGCATCAACTAAACATCCGTTCCATAACAATTGTACTGGCCATGCCAATAATACTGCTGCTAAAATAATAAGTGCGATTCCACCTAAAATTAATCCGACTCCTGTTATTAATTTTTCCATAATAATTATATCTGTTCCTCTTTCATTGTTTCAATTACTAAATAGTTTCCGAACTCTCCCTGTTTTACGATTCCCGTTAAAACAAGTTCTTTAACACCTTCTAAATTTTGAGAAGCCATCAGGTTTAATGTTTGCTCCATGTAGATTGTTTTCATGTCTATTAATTTTTAATTTTATAAATTATCAAAACTACCAATTACTCCTGTCTCCATTTCGAATTGTCGCCTTTCATGTTCATATTCAGAGTACACATTAATGTTTAACCATCGGTTTTCTCCATTGAAACCGCCATCTTTCCAAGCTGGTCCAATATTGTTTAAGTATTTAAGAGCTTCATCAGCATTCCATTTCTTACACAACTCATACTCTGATTGTGTTAAGATTTCAACTGAGTTGATTAATCTTCTATACTCTCTATATTCTTGTTCTGCTAAATAATTTGATTCTTCTGACATGGTGTTATTGTTTTAATTTGTTATGTAAATATAACTATAATATTTGAACCGTGAAAATTTATTTGCAAAAAGTTATTAACAATTTTCAGATTTGCCCTTGTGTTTTGTTTTTTTGTAATATTTCTTTTTATTACGATGAGGCGTAGGAACCTTTAGGGCATCGAACCATTCTTCAAGTGTGAAGTTTATCTTTGTAAGTTTTTTGTTTTTAGATTTCATCATCTATATATTATATTACAATACAAATATAAACAAAAAATATGAAATAAAAAACTTTTTAGTATCTTTTTACCAGGAATTTTTCGTAGTTTTCATTAACTGATTGATTTGGAAAATAATATGCTTTAAATTTTTTACCGTTTAATGTGATTATTTTACTAAAACCTGTCGGAATCATAGCACCCGTATGTAATCTAGATGATTGTGAGAAATCAACTAGAATATTAATTGTTACTACATTATTAATCGCAAGTTCCTTCTCGTATGCCTCGAGTTCTTTCCAGGGTCCTCTATTAAGGTCTTTGTGTTGTAAAGCACAGTTAACATATGAAAATGTTAATTTTAAACTATTTAGGTCGCAATTAAAATCGGCAGCAGGTGTCATGTGACCTTTATCCCAAACATTATTGTAATAATCTGCATCATCTGAAGTATGAATGCCTTTTGATTTATAAAAGTTTAGACCTTTACGACTATAGTAGTTTTTTGAATTTCGATTACATTTTACAGTATATGAAATTTCAAGAGGTTGTTCAAAATTCTGAGAATATACAATGTTATAAATAGAATTATTGATTGTAACATTTTTTAATTCTTTGGAAGTTATTCCAAAAGAAAAGAAAGCTACAATCAATAATAATGGTAATGAAAATAATTTCACTATTTTTCTGTGTAATTTTTGTTTAAGTCAAATCCAAACCCATGTGATGCTGTTGTTGTAAAAGTTACAGGATCTGCAGTGTCAGTACGCCAGTCACAATATGGTACATTAATGGGTTGATTAGGAATATGTGGTTGCATTGGAGTATATGGCTGCGCAGGATACGATGGTATTCCTGGGCCAATCCATTGATTTCGATCAGTACTTGGTAGCCAAATAACCTCTGTTTTTAAAAGAACAACAGCTTCTTCAGCAGTTATAAGTCCTTCATTAAATAGTCTTTGAACAATTGATTCTCTAGTTTGCATGCTCTTCAAATTTTTCAAGATAGAATCCAACCTCATTAACTCCTACGAATCTTTCGATTTCAGTTCCATTTTCACTGACTAATAATACAGTTGGAATATTTCGGATTCCATACTTTTGTGTTGTTTCTGTATCTGAATCTACTAAGATTTTTTCAACAGTAATGTCTGCCTCAGCAACTAATTCCATTTTTGGAGCTAATTGCTTGCATGGTCCACACCAAGGTGCACTAAAATAAAGGTATTTCATAATTAATATTTTTAATTATTATATGTGAATACGATAAAAATGTTTCACTATTGATTAGTAACGTCTATAACTTTAATTGCTCTATCGAATCTTGCTTCAAGTTCTTGAATTGCGTCAATTAATGGTTGTAAATCGAGTTTTGCTTCTTTATTTGCCGCTCCCAATTTTTCTGTAGTCTTTTTAAGTCCGGTTATCGAGTCATTAGTTGCTGCAATACCCTTTTGAATTACTTCTCCAGATTTAGCTGCAGTAACACTTTGTTTATCGGCTGCCTTTTCGAGATTAACAATGGTACCTGTGAGCTGTTTTACTGCCTCCATTAATTTGTCAGCAAGAACTGCCATGGCAGATTCTCCCTTATTTTTTGCAAGGTCATCAAGTGCCTTAAACATATTTGTTGTGGCTTGAATTGCCTTTATGTTCATAACCTTACTTGCGTTTGCAATTTTGGCGTATGAATTACCTATTTTTGACATTGATTCTGCCTGTTTCTTAAAGTCATCAACGTCGACATCATCATGAAATTTAATTGCAGCATTAAAGGCTTTCATTACTCCACCAGCAGCAACGTTAATTGCAGAAAATCCTTTACCAACCTTTAGGAGAGGTTCTGCAAGCGTTTGTATCTTTGGACCTACTGTTGCAATTTTTTCAAGAATTTCAATAGGAGAAGGTGTATCTCCTCCAAATAATTTACCGATACCTTCAAATATTCCTCCGATTGCTTTTCCAATTCCTCCAACAACACTAGCTCCTCCGATTGCGGCAGAGAATATTAACCAAGCTCCTCCTAATGCAGCAACACCAGTTGCAAGACCAAGCATATTTTCAATTCCAATTTCATTCTTAAATCTTGCAAATACATCGATAATTCCATTAATAGGTGCTAACAATACTTGAGTAATTCCTTGTGCAACTGTCACTAAATTTGGCATTACAGGCGCTAATGAAGATAAAATCCATCCAACTGCAACTATAACAACAGCTGCGACTATAATTCCAAGTGCACCCATTAATAACGTTACAGGGGTTAATGCCATTACGGCAATACCCATAACTGCAATTGCAGCTCCCATAACTCCAAGTGCTAACGCGGTTTTCATTGTCCAATCATATTCCGGTGCTATCATAGTTCCTGGTAGAAGTTGAAACATCCATGCAGTAGCTAAAATAGCAAATGAAGTTACAACAACACCAACAAGCGCCTTTAACATATCTGCCAATCCCATGGTACCAATAGTTTTGCTTGAAGCATAAAATAAAGCCCCAAATATTACAACCGCCAAACCTGCTTTAAGTGTCCACGTCGCGTCTGGTGCAAAAAACTGAATACCAGCAAGGGCTTGAAAAATCCATGCTGTTGCTAAAATGCCAAAGGCGACAATTGGAATTGCAAGTGTCATGAACAATAGTTCTTTAGGTCCCATTCCTTTAATTGCCTTTGCCACTAAATAGAAAGGTATACTAAAAACTAATATAGCAAATCCTGCCTTTAAAACCCATAATGGATCTGGCGCAATATAGTTGCTTATTGTTGAAAGTGCTTGAAAAATAAATGCAACTCCTAAAATTCCAAGTGCCATTAATGGAATTGCAATAGCACCGTATATAAGCTCAGGAATACTTGCACCTTTGATTGCTTTCATAATAAAATAAAATCCTACTGCAAAAAGTCCTATTGCAAATGCAGACTTAAGAACCCATATAGGATCTGGAGCCATCATAGGATTAACCGGAGGAAATTTACTAAAGATGTATGCCACTGCTAGAATTCCAAGTGCCATTAATGGAATTGCGATAGCGCCATACATAATTTCCTTGATGTCTGTACCTTTAATTGCCTTCATTATAAAATAAAATCCAACTGCATATAATCCTATTGCAAACGCAGATTTAAGAACCCATATTGGATCTGGCGCAACCGGATTACTTGGCATTAACATAAATGCATAAGCAACTCCAACAATACCGAGTGCCATCAATGGAAGCGCTATTGCCGCAAATAATAATCCTTCAGGTTTAATATCCTTTGTCGCTTTAAGTATCATTGAATATGCAAAGGCAGCAGGTATCATGATAACAGATACTGCCAATGCCATTAATAATTGTGCAGGATTTATCACGGGCATTAATGAAAATATAGCAGCCGATAATACAAGAGAACCTGCAATTGCCATTAATGTAAGTGCAGTTGAACCTGCAAGTGCAAATAATGAACTTGATTTTGCAGGATTTATATTTCCTGCCTTACCAGTTCCTGCCAATATGTTTGCGTTTTTAGCAAGAGTATCTGAGATTCTAACAAATAATGGTGCAATTAATACAAATACACCTGCCACTGCAAGTGCAGTAAGTAACTGTGGGATTGTTATAACTGGTATTAATGTAAATATAGCCGCGGCTCCAACGATTGCGCCTGCAACCCCTATTATCATCAGGGCAGTTAATCCAACGTCCTTCGCTGACATAGGTGAAAACATTCCTCCACCAGGTCCTCCCTTAGAAGCTACTCCTTTTTCTAATGTTTTATTTTGGCCCTTTAATAAGCTTTTAATATCTAATAGGACTGAGGTTTGTTTCTTAAGCTCCTGTACTGTTTCAAGTGCATATGTATTTGTACTTAAAACAACCTGTTGGATTTGAGTTAATATATTTGTAGATGCCTCGCTAGCGTCAGCTATTCTCTGTAATGGGGATGCTAATATTGAAAGTTGTTTTGTGTTATTGGTCACCTGTACTTTATATTTTTAAATATTGTATATCTAGCAGTATATATCTAAAAAATAAAGAGTCCACTTGGGACTCTTTATTTATAGTTTTGGCATTTTCATGTTTGGCATTTTCATGTTTGGCATTTTCATGTTGTTCATCATGCCAGACTGAGCATCTTGTTGCCCTTCGTTCTGTTTATTCTCCGCCTTAATATGTTCTATTAAGTCTTTCACTAAATAATGGAATTCGTAATATTCCAAATTCTCAAGTTCACTTGGTTGAATATGTAATTTAAGATAAATATGAAATTTTGTCTTAAAGAAGTTCTCCAGCGATATCTTGAACAATGAAAAGAGATTTGATGCCGTCACGAAAGCTAATGGGAACCTCTTCCTCCTCGTCCCCTAACTGTACTAACATATTTGGTTGAATTCCTATTTTCATTTTTTCAGCAAGCGTATATACTAAATTGTATTTTTTACTTGACCATCCATTCAATTCAATTTCAAAATCAAATAACGTTTTATCATTGAATCCTCTCCAATCATGATGTAGGTATGGTATGATTTGTAAAACGGACTGATCTACCTTTTCCCCTTTTTGTTGTTTTTCTTTAATATATGTTGTAATTTTTTGCATAACTCCGATTGCGGGTGGTCTTAGCGAAATTGTTCCAAATGATTTTGTTTCAACTAAAAAGGTTTTAGCATCATTATCATAGTATTTGTCTAATTCTGTTGGAATTTTAAAATATTGAAAATAATCTTTTTTAATTTCGATTTGGTGTTTTTCACCCTTTTTACTTAAATGTTCGATTTTTAAGCTTGATTCTGGTTCAGGAAATGTTAATTCTCTAATTGAAAGAATAATGTAAAATCTATCCTCTTCTAAAATATCTTTGTAAGATAATCGTTTCGTTGCACATGTAATTCTAACACATGATTCAACGATTTGATTTAATTTTTCATCAATGTCTAATACATTAGTTTCATCGATTGTTGAAAAGTGTCTTACCTCTGTTACCTTTGCTGAACGAATTGAAATTCCAGTTCCTTCTGGGTAAAACATGCCGCCTGAGGGTAAGGAAATTGTTGGAATATCATGATATCCTAGATGGAAATCTGCTCCTTCTGCCAGTTGCGTGGCAAATCTATCCATGTTAACTCTACCTAGATTAACTGGCTCCTGTACTTCTTCTTTGAAATTTACGTTTTCATCAGATTGTACAATATTTTTATATTGTTCCTCTAAATTTAAATCGTTTTCTTGTTCGTTACTCATAAATTATTTGTCTTTAAGTTTTCTAATGTCAATTTTTTCAAAAGGCTTGTCATCGTTTACCTTGCTTTCTATTTCACGTCTAATTATTTCTCTGATAAAAGCGGAAATTGATATAGGTCTTTCTCCATTTTCAATTGCTTCATTTAAAATAATTCTATTAATTAAAGATACCTCGTCTTCCGATAGAAGTACTTGTAACTTTTTTGTAAGTTTATCCATTGATATATTATATTATCATTATATTACGTTTTTGTTTCATATAAAAATAGGGGATAGTTTGTGATTATCCCCTATTATGAAATTATGAGATGATTATGCTAAGTCCTCTTTCCAAACATCACATCTCCATGTTACTTCTAATGTCGCAGCATCTGCTGTTTCATAGTTTAACTCGGCAGTGAAACCCAATCCTGATGTAATTAAACAATCTTCTAAAGTTACAGTTCTATAAATGTCTCCGGCTCTATTGAATTGTACAATTACAATAGTTCCAACATAATCTCTTTTAAGACCCATTGCACCTGTTTGTGGATCGTATTGTTTGTGGTACCATTGTCTCATTGATTTATAAAGGTAGGCTTGATTCGCCTCGTTTAAGTTCAATGAAAAGTTAACAGTTACGTCAACTGCAGTTCCATCAGGCATACCAGCAAATGATCTGGTAGCGAATTTATATTTTTGTTCGATCGCCGAAACTTCTTTGTGTAAATCCAATCCTGAAATTGAATTAATATGCTGAAGCATTAAAGGCGCATCAGATACCCCAGATGGAGGTAAAATTGTAACCTCAAACAAGTTGCCTTGTACTGGTTCAAAGTTTCTACCTTTTCTAGATGTCTGATCTTGTGAATAATGTGGTAAAGCCATGTTTATTAATGTTTTATTTTTTTATATATCTTATTAACCTAGGTTACCAGACTGTATTTCTCCAGTGTTTAATATTGTAGTTCTATGAACAACAATTTCTAAACCTTTAACTGGCTCCACGTACGTGTCGATAATTCCGACATTGTTATCAATAACCTCGTTCGTGTTATTTGTGCTATCCATTATATTTCTATATTTGAAAACACCGCCATCTTGTTTTACACCTTCCATAAAAGCGTCTGCAAGAGTTTTAATTTCTAATCTTGTTTGTACGTTATTAAATTCAAATACGTAATCCTTTAGGATATTAGCCATACCATCTTGAATATAAATAAGAGCTTCTCTAACATGTGCTGAAGAAAGCGCAGATTTAATAGATTGTTGTGCCGTTTTATTTCCTAAAATCGTTAATCCTGTTCCTCTCTGGAATACAATAGGATTGATTCCAAATGGCTCTAGGTTATCTCTATCTGTTTTGTCAAATGAATATTCAACTCCCTTTACATTAGCGCCTGCAACAACACCACGTCTTGGACCAGCTACAATTGACCATGGAAGGGCGTTTGTATATTTGTCTAAGAAGTTATTTGAAACATATGCAGCTGGTGGAACAATAATGTCCTTACCATTATCCGAAACGATTAATCCAGGACCATAGTAAAATGCATAGTTTGCTCCGGCGTTAATACTAGGTAGCGCATATACTTTAGTTGGATTTTTATCTTGATTACCACCTGTAATTACATATGCAGTATTAAATGTTCCATTTTCATCTGTAAATGAAGGATCTGTTGATTTTTTGAAATCTTCAACGGTAGGTGCATTTAAAATAGCAGATGCGTTTTGTCTATCTTTCGCTAATTGTGAAAGATTATGCTTGTTATTAATTCCATTTAAATCATATGATGTAAATGTATCTACAACATATCTGAAATCGATAATATCTTTATCAACTAATGCATTGTATATTCCATTTCCACTAGAAAGAACTGATAAATAATCGCTAATATTTTTAACGCTGATTTCTGCCTTTCCTAATACAAATGTCTTATACGAGCTTGATGCATTTTCAAAAGATTTAATAATTCTGTCAGCGTACGCAGGTTCAATATCAGTAAAAATTCTAAATAATATAGAACCTCCGTTGATTTCTTTTGAAATTCTATTTACTCTTGCAATTCTATTTGCAATTGATGAATCTACATAATCTCCAATTGAAATTGGGAATGTTGTAGGTGCTTGAACACTTGCGTAAGTAACAACAAAACTAGTACTTCCAACCGTGCCGGAGGTAACTGTTCCATTATAATCTGCAAAAATATATGGAGTTACTCTGCTATTTGAAACATGTAAAAATTCTAATTCATCAGATGTACCTTCTAATGCAGTATATGATGGTGAGATATTACCTTCACATTCAATTGTAAGTGTACCTAACGCTGGGGTTGTTTCAACCCATTCGGTATTTGTAATTATTGTATATTCTCCACCAACGATTGATAGTAAAGAATCTTCACCTTCAACTGCCTTTTGTGCTTCTGCTTCAGTAATATTTTCAATTGTTAAAATATTTCCAGTAACATCGATTAATTCATCGCCTGTTAATTGAATTGGATGATGTACGTGTGTTTCTTGACCAACAACATGAGAAAGTAATTCAAAGTCTTGATTGTTATCGATGACATGTCCAACAAAATCTACTTTAGTTCCGTTTTCGTCAAGTACTGCATCCTCATCAATAGCGCAGAACAAACCAGTTCTTCTTGCCTCTGCATTAATCATTGATTCAACATATAAGTTTCTACCTTCTAGATCTTTAAATCCAGGTAATATAGATCCAGTATATTGTGCGATTAAGCTAACTTGTCTTAAGTTTGCAAATTCATTTAATTTAGATTTAATTAAACCATCTACTGTAAAAAATTCAGAGTAGATTGGGTCATTTGCCATTTGAGCAGCGTCAAATTCTCCTTTAAACACAAAAACATCAACCATGAAATCTGACATTTTGTCAAAATCATTTAAATATTCTGGAACGTTTCCTTGACCATACCATTCTCTTGCTGTTAAATCAAATTCTTTAACAGAAGCAGCCTGTCTTACAATAACAGTAATAGAATCTTGTTTAATGTTAACAAAATTCAATATGTTATTTACACCATTGTTAATAGTGTCTAATGTAGCAACATCAGATGGTGTCATAAATTTATCGTTGTCGAAAAATTTATCATAGTCAGCAGAACCAGATGAAGCTGAATTTCCAGCAACAGAACCATTGGTAGAAACCGATTGATAATTTGCTAAATCAATATCTGATGTAAATTTACCTAGGTTCAATGCCAAGATAGGACCTCTTGTAAGAGCTTCTAAACATGATCTGTGGAAAAACATTCCCTTTTTTTCTAATCCTTTATCAATTGAACCAAAAACATTATTAAATGTTTCCGTTGAATCAATTAAAACTGGAGTATTGTATGGTCCTTTTTTAGAGTGACCTACTACTAATCTAAGAGTCTCGGTGTTAATATTCGCCGTTTGAGATTTATCAAACTCAAGTCTATAAACCCCTGAGCTCTTAAAATTCAATAATTGAGGACTTAATGCCATAATTTTAAGTATATTTTTTTCTTTTATTATATATCTATTTTAATTGTGATTATTTACAGTAATTACTATAAAAGATCGTATATATCATATTGAAGATCCCCCTGTATGTCGTTGTCTTTATATAGTATTCTTTCCATTAGAAGATGCTTTTCTGGTTCTATTAAATCCAGTAATTCCTCAACATAATCCGCATAATCACTAGTTCCAAAAAATTCAGTCGCTGTTATACATGTCATAATTGTATCGTCATTACCCATTTGAGCACCATAACTTCCATTTTTTAATGTTCCAAATAAACTTGCCTCCTGCACTGTTATAATGTCATTAACTTTAAATTTGTTCATTTCAATTAACTTTTTAAAATTTTGACAAAATACTGACTTGTTATCTGATTTTAATCTAATACCGGGTTTAAGAGCCCTGGAATCATGTCGATGTTTAAATCTTAATACCATTTCATCTTCAAAATCATTTCTACCTGGAAATACAGTACTTAGATATTGCAATAAGATACTTCCATATGTATTATACTCAATAATCATCTTTACGTTTTCAGAGTTAAATACATCAATTGCAAGAGTATAAAGAATCTTTGCAAAATCCTCGATTGGATGTTCATTACTTCTAAACACTGCGATTTGGTTTAATCTAAAAAAGTCATACATCGCACCAGGGCTTACAAAATTCTCAATCGATTTATCATCCATTGGTTCCACCTGAAATACATTGATAACTGAGTAATCTCCTCCATTTCCTTCTGCAATATCCACCGAAAATAAATAATATTTGTCAGAATCTGCGGCGCCATCTATATCGAAATCAGGGTCAAAGGATAGAAATCCTTCTGTTTCTATATGAATATTATCAAAATCTTCAAGGTCATGATATATGAATTTCTTGGCACTTTTTCTAATATTTTTCATGGTTCCTGGGCTTAATAATAAACTTGAAGAGCTTGTAAACTCATTTCCATATTGTCTATTAAATGCATCCTCAGAGCCTAAGTTTCCAAGTTCTCTTTGATACCATGCATCGTCTCTGTCAGGATGCTGCCACCAATCTATTCGTGTTGCCTTATATTCATTGTTTCCTTTTTCAGCATCTGCATAAATTTCATAAAACTTATTAAATCCGTTTGGAGTAGAAGTAATATTAATTCTTGAAATTTTAGAAGCAGAAAGCGTAGGATAAACGTTTTCATAAAATGAATCCACAATAGTGGGGTGAACGTGCGCAAACTCATCTAGGTATAGGTTATGAATCGTAAAACCAATACCTGATTTTGCAGTTGTTGACTGCCCTACTAAACGACAACCATTGTCAGATCTAACGTTCATAACGTCATATTTGATAATTCCGGGTTTCATAAAAAATGGTAAGTTTTCAATAACTACCTTTGCTTTATCTATAATTTCCTTAGTAGATTCAGATTTATTCGCAAGTAATAGGGTTGTTTTGTCATAATTAAATGTAAGATACCACGCATTAAAAATCGATGCGGTTACCGTTTTACCCATTTGTCGAGATGCTAAAACAATATTAAATCTATTATTTTGAAAATCCCTAAGTAATTGTTTTTGATATTCTCTAAGTTTAACTTTTTGAATACCATTATCAGTCATTACCACGGCATACTTTTCTGCAAAGTATACAATGTCATTTGCACATTTTGCTATTTCTTGAATTTCCTCATCAGTATACTCAAATACAATGTTTCCCTTGCGAAGAAACTGTTTACCTTCATAAAAAGGCATACTTACTTGAGGTCTATATCCTTTGTCCAGCGCAACTATTAAGTCATTAACTGTTTTTGTTGACCAAACAAGTTTTTGTGAGTCCTTGTCAGATTCTCCCGAGGGAATCCATCTATTATCTCCTATGTAATCGCTCATATTATTCTGTTATTATACCGAATACGGTTCCTCCTTGCTGTATAAATTTAATAGATTTACCAAGTCTTTTTATAGATTTTTCCATAAAAATTCTATATAGTCTGTCTCTTCCATTTCCCTTATCGGTTCCTTTTGATTTAGGTTCGTATCGTATTCCTCTAATATCGGTATTTGTATTTAAAATTGTTTCTATTACGTCAACTACTGTCGCCATAATTTTAAACATTTCTCCCTTATTGGTTTCCTCATATTCTCCATCTGCTGTAAAATCTACATCTAGAAACGAATTTATGTTTATAACTGTTAGAGTATATTCAAGACCTGATTCAGGTTTAAATGTAGCATAAAGCCTTTTACCGAATTCTGACATGTTGTCAAATTTACCATTAAGTTTGTATTTATATTTTTTAGAAGAAGAATCTCCTATTTCAAATATAAATTCCTCATATAATTTAAAATGTCTCATATTTATTCTGATATTTCCACGTCATGTATATCATTTTCACTTTCATCGATACCTGCCCTAATCATTCGCATTAAATCTTTGGTTCCGCGCTGTGTATTACCCGATGTAATTTCACCACCTGCCTCTTGAATTTCTCTAATATCATCTCTCTTTTTGTAGATTTCAATATCTCTTGCAATTCTTTTGGTACTTTCCTCAGTTGCCATTAGATACATTGTTTGAGATTTAATAATATCTAACATTGATTTTTGTAGGGTTGCAAGAACTTCAAACATTCTGGGTGCAACTTCTCCATCTTCAATAGCCTCTAATAGGGTTGTAAGTGCTCGTTCTCCTGCCTGTAATTGATAGACTAATGAACTCATTGTCATTTCGTCCATCTTCTTTTTTGCCTGAATATATTCGTCTCTTTCGATAATATCTTCATCGAGATAAAATTTCATTAGGGCTGAAATTGTTTTCTTTGCCTTTTTTGTTGAACTTTCTTTAAGTTCACTAAAGGACATGTATACTTCAGGTCTTTTTGCTGGAAGTTGTGGATCTGTTTCTATAACATCTGAAATTTCCTTTGATGCGTCAAGTCCGATCAATTCATCAAGGTCTTTTCTTATATCCTCGGCCTGTTCTTTTATTCCCTTCTTTTCTGACATATTTTCTACTTTTATTAGATATTATATTTATCTAAATTATCTGGCGTTAGCAAATTTCTGAAATCCTAACGATGGAATTGCATTATCTATTATAATTGCCAATTGATTATCCCTAACGACATATTGATTTAACACATTTGAATGTTGTTCTAACTCAATTGGAGTATTAAACATTCTAATATTAGTCATATACATGTCATTTGCCCTTAACGTATAGTTGGAAGAAGACTCCCATGCTGTATTATATGGCATTAATTTATTTTCTTTGAACTCCAAAATCAAATTATTTGAAGAAGATTGAGGAAGTACTATATTTCCTCCTGACGTTGTTGTAATATTGCTATTAGGATCTAGGCTATAAATTGAAACCTCTAATTGTAAAAATTCATTGTTAATATTTACAATGTATGCATACCATTTATTTTTACTAAATGTAATTCCATGCGTAAATTCTTCAATGGCGCCGTTAACACTTAATTTAAATTTAGTATTACTTAAACTTAATTTAAAACCGGTAATTGCATCGTTGTCACCGAATAGGTAATAATCATTAATATTTGAAGATGCCAGATTAAATTGAGGAGAGAACCAACCGGTAAAAGCTGCATTTTTTCCAGGTTCAAGTTTTGATGGAGTTGCATAAAATAATGCGATGTCATTTAATTGCATTTTAGTAAAATCATAGTGGTTTTTACTAACTACAGTCCATCTATTTTTTAAATCGTAATCAACAATTTTTAAAGATTTATTTGCAAACTCTCTAATACCATCTCGATAAACAGAAACTACCGTTTGAAATTGTTCAGGCTTAGAAGTTTTAATATATTCTTCTTTTATTTTTTCGCCAAATATTTCTTCAATGCCAGTTGTGAGTGAATCTGTTGCAATATCGAATTCTCCTTTGATAACATCGCTTCTGTCTTGATATTTTACAAGTTTTACTCTCCAATATGAATTTGTCATATTAAATTCATCTGCTAAGGAAACAGAACTAATTTCATACATTCTATTCATTATAGGAATAAACATATAGTCCTTATTTCTTGGAGTTTTTCCAGCACCAAAATGCGATTCAAATTCTTCTGCAGTAATATGAACCTCAAAATCGGCAAGTTCAATACCAAATATATCATAGGTATTCGCCTCTGTTGGAAATTCATTGTCAGGTACAAGGATTTTTATATTTTTATTATCTACAACGTTATGTAAAGAATATTCCATTAAAATAACATCACTTGTTCGTAGGTCGGGCTCTGTTCTAAAATAATTTACCTCATGTCCAAATATTCCAGTAACTATATTTGTAAGTTGCTTATAAATTCCGATTGATTTTGTAAGCTCGTATGGCCTAAATATATTTGGATTATTACACTCCACCTCTATATTTGCACAACCATTCATTGCAAACGGATCTGTACATTCTGCACAAAAATTAGGACATGATTCAATGATACCGTCGACTGTTTCAATAGTATATGTAATTGAAAGAAGAGACAAATTGTTACCTGTGTTTATGCCAGCAACCTCAGCCTTCATATCTATCCATACTGGTTTGGTTGTGTCAAATGTAAGAGATAATATGTCGCCGTATGCTGTATTTTTATTTAACGGAACAAATTGTGAAAACACACCACCACTTTGAGACCATCTATATTCATATTCAAAGAAATTTATTGAATCGGGTTTTGTGTAATACTGCGCCTTGGTAAATGTTAATTCAAGCGGAGTTGTGATTGTAAGTTCATTTGTCGAAATAATCTGGTCTATTGTATATTCAATGTTACCTATAATTATTTTATCGCCTGCTGAAAATGCAGTTGTAAACTGTGTTGTAATTCCATATACTTCAAAACTTCCAACAGTACCTGATACAGTTCCTGTCATTAAAGGCGTTTTAAGACCTACAATTACTTCCCAATCGATTATTTTAAGTGTATTTGTATATGGTTGTTGTAGTTTGGCGATCAAAAAATCGCCATATTCAGTTGCAGTATATCCTGTTACCATTATTCCTCAATTTTTTTATCGGTTGCGCCTTCAGGTCTATAAACCTCCCCAGCAATCCATGATGCTACAAAACCAGTAAGTGATACAAAGTATAGTGCCAATTCTCCGATATTGGCTTTAAACCAAATGGCCCCGGCACCGGCAATTGCCCAAAGTATAACGACAACATATATCATTACTTCTCTTCGAGAATTTGGGCCCTTTTCAAATAATTTAGTTTTATCTGTTGGTCTTTTAGCCTCAGACCAAATGTATGTTGCGGCATATGCCGTTAAAGAACCAAAATAAACTGATAAATCTGCAAAACTTGCATCTTTATATGCGCCTAAAAGGCCGATCACTACCCATAAAAAAACTATAATGTAGATTAGTGCTTCTCTTTTTCCAAAATTACTAAAGAATTTCATTTATACTATGTATTTTTTTCTATAGTATATATTCAAAAAAATCTAGTAGTCTGTTATAAGTAGAAGTAGAGTATTTTCAGGTTCTAATTTTCCCTCTAATACATCAAGAATGTCTGCAATAATTCCTGTTTCGAAATCATCTTCATCTGCTTCCTGTAAAAAGTCGTCTATTTTAGATGCAAGATCCGATGCAAAGATTCTGGTGTAGTGTGAAGACTCTGAAATAATGTTTAATTTTTCAAGAATTTTATTTACTATTGGTAATTCTTCATCCTCATATAAATCGCTTAATCTTAAAGTTGCAGTAATTACTTTAAATCCAAATTGCAATACCTTTTTTCCATCTATATGAATAAGTCTATTATAATCTTTATCCATATTTA